ATGCTTCCGCTTTCGCTTCGCTGTTTATTCCTCCTGCGTGGCTGTAAAAACCGCTTGCTACGGCATTATACCCTTCTGCGTGGCTGTATCCGCCGCTTGCAGTAGCATTGTATCCTTCCGCATGGCTGCAATAACCGCTTGCTGTGGTGTTGTTTCCTTCTGCGTGCGAACTCTCCCCTGAAGCAGTTGTTTCTCTCCCTTCAGCGTGTGCGTATGAGTTGCTTGCTGTGGTGCCGTTCCCTTCTGCGTGTGCACCGGGTGCCGTTGCCTTCGTGCCGCTTCCTTCGGCGTGAGCGTAAAGTGAGCTTGCGATATTATTTTCGTAGTTATTGAAGATCTCGCAGTTTTTGCCAGTGTCAGTAAACTGCCCGACATCGCTTCCCGACTCGGATGCCACTTGGTAAATCACATTTACCGTCTGCTCATCATCGGCAGTATCGTTGTATTCCTCGATGATGCTTGCAAACGCAAACTTTGTACGTTCCGTCAGTGTCGACACATACTGCTCAAGGTCTGCAATACGCTGAGATTCGCTTGCTGACTTGTTCGGAGCAAAGCTGATGTTAATGTTTTCCGCCAATTTCGCTCGCCTCCTCTGTGTCGATAAACAAGCCGTAAAGCGTTAAGTACGGCTGTGCCGTTGCATCAGGACTCGTTGTCAGTTTGCCGCTTATCTTGATGCGTAACCGCTGACACCGCATCGGTATAGTCGGTATCAGTGTAACAACGTTGTTATCGGCTTCTTCGGCTGTTCCGTCATAGCTGTATACTGCCTGCCAATCGCCTCCGTCATACTGTACGGATACGGTAAACTGCACAGATGATATGCCTTGCTGATGCCACTCCTCAACCGACATTGTCAGCTTTTTGATGACAGTATGCATAGCCTTGCGTGAGTAACTGCTTGTCGATGTCAACTCGCCTCTGCATAACTCGCCTGTAATGGCTTCAAATGCGGTTTCCGCTGTCCTTGCCGACATCTCTACATCCGTTGTCAGCAGCACCTTTTGCATAGCTTTGTTGCTGTCTTTTGTGATAGCGTACAAGCTACCGCTGAAGTTATGCATAGATATCACGTTGAGCAGTGTGCGAGTGTACCATACGCTGTGCAGCTTATCATAGTAAAACACCGTACCGTCCGACATTGCCATAACAATATAACGGTCATCTGCCGCACCACAGGCTGTTCTGCTGTCCCGGTCTACGCATAGCTTACCGTCAAAGCGTGAGGAAGCAGAGCCGTTAAACGTAAATATGCCTTCAGGAGCTTTGTAGTACAGCAATCCCTCGCTGATGCAGAGCGATTTTGCACTGCCTTTTTGCACTCCTCTGACCGTGTATGTAGTGATCGTAAAGTTTGATGCTTTTGTGCCATAAACGCTGTGTACGCAGTCCTCCTTGAAGAAAAGAACACAGCCGTTAAACACGCAAGCTCCCGTAAAATCGCCGTCTGTACCTACCGTTGCCGCCCAAGAGTCAGTGCTGATGCCGTTGTACTCTCCCCACTGGAACGGATCTCCGAGCTTCGAGCAATATATCTCATGGTTTTTGGATGAGCATCCCCACAGGCGATTGTTATATTCTATAACGTAGTCCATGTCAGGAATTGCACTTCTGGTCAACGTAACATTTTGATATACCTTTTCGCTTGTACTGCCGTCAGATTGTTCATCTGCCATGTAGAAGTACGATGTACTTAGCTTTGTAACATCAAATTCCACACAAAAGTACAATTTTCCTGAATTATTAGATATAGATTTATTCTTCACTCTGACGTCTCTCGTTTGACGATTGCCATCAGTGTCAGTCCATATCAAATGCATAGAATCGCCACGATGTAAACGTGATATTTTTTTTGATTGTGTCATATCATCACCATATGGCGTTACAATATACCAACGTTTGTAAATTGCTACGGTCGGCTTTGTTGTATTGCTGTTTTTTTCTGTGACCGTGCCAACGATATCGTTTTCAACGCCGCCACTATCGACTTCTATCGGAGACGAAGCAATGTTTACACGCTTCCAGTCAGGCAGTATCACAATATATGCACCGATGTTGACAAGCGTTTTATTGCCTGCCGACAAGCCCGGTATCGCTGTCAGTGTGCCTTTGCCGTCAAGGTATATGCCCTCTGCCGTTGTGTATACAAGTATCCCGTTACGGTATGTGTACCCGGTAATCTCGCCTGATGACACTATGTCGCTGTATGCATATGGTAAGCAAGTCCGCAGTGCAGGATACGCCGTAAGATCAAATCCGTTAAGTTTATCCCACTCTCCGAGCGGCGTTCCGTTTGCTCTGTTGATGCCTCCAAACGTAGTTGCAGAGCGGATTCGTGAGCTTGGTGTGTCACGGATATAAGTGTTTTCCATAGGTTTCCAACTCCCTTCAAAATGCGGTTAAATGCGGTTAAATGTTATAAAAGCTGTAGTTTTTGGATAATCGCTGATCAAGCGGATCATCGCCTCTCGGTACGCTTGCCGACACGGTCGGAGCGGCTATCGGATGATCCATCAGGACATATCTGCACTCGTCATAGATATGATCCTCCTGCGTTGTGTCGATATCCTCAACATGTACGTCATCGTAGACCAAAGCAGGAATCGTTCTCAAAAATCCCTTGCAAGTGCTAAAACAGTAAAACTTAGGCAATCCATCAGCATTAAACGCAAGCCTGTAGTGATACTGCATCTTGCCTGCAATTCGGGCATTATCGCCCGGTGACCACAACACGAAGTTTGGTGCTTTTGACATGATGTCAGCCACACTCTCGCCTCTGCTTCTGTCAAAGATAGACGGGTCTGCAATCCCTGTGATAGTCCTGCCTCGCAGGTTCTCGTCCTCGCTCTCGATACGCCGTATCTCTGATGCTATCTCCGCAGGATTTAGCTTAAGTCCTGTGTTTGCGACATCGGTACAGCCGTAATACTCCCTGATGCGATAGACTGTATCGCTCTCGTCTATGGCATACCATCCCACCGAAAACGGCTTTGCGTAGCCAAAATCGAAGCCTCTGACGATTACCCAGTGCTGTGGTATCTTAAACGGCTCTATGACATGTGTCCACTGTCTGTCGACATAGTGTGTCGGATCGTCCTGCCACTCGGCGAACACTTGCCCTGAGAAGCTATCCCAGTTGCCGTACAGCAGAGCATCCCTCTCTGCCTGCGGAAGCATAGCCAAGCTGGCAAGGTATGCAGGATCATTTGCGAGTAACTGTTTGTTGTCAAAGACACTTGCAGGCACAAAGATCCTGCTACGCTGATAGGTATGCTGCTGTCCTGCCGTATCTGTGACCGTGTATGTGTCGATGATAGGTGTCATCGGCTTTGCGGCTGTGATAAAGCGTTGCTTGACCCATCCGTGACCGACTCCGCCGGGATTGGCTGTAGCCCTCATATAGACTCTCGTCCCTGCCCCACTCGGACGGTTACGGGAAAACATGTAGCTATACTCATCCCAAGTAAAGTGCGTAAGCTCGTCAAAGCCTATAAAGTCAAACTGCTGACCTTGATACTTAGTGCGATCCTGCACTCTTTGCATAGCCCCGAAGTATATCCTTGCTCCCGAAGGGAAGCACCATACATGCTTTGAAGCATTGTATACGGCAGCAGGAAAGGCTTGCTTATATATGGCTGTAGATCTGCTCTCAAGCTCCGCAAGCTGCGGAAAGGTCTTACGCAGTATAAGTGCCTTATAGTGCGGTATATGTACCTGTCGGAGAGCCTCTGCAAGCAGTGCATCAGACTTGCCTCCCCCGGCTGCTCCGCCGTATAGTGCCTCGTACTCAGGACGGCTTAAAAAGACCGCTTGCTTGGGCTGTGGTGTCCATATAGTGTTATTACTCATCATCATCACCACAAGATGTAGTATGCTCAGGTGTAGGAGCTATCGTCTTTATAGCATCCGCTACCACCTCAGGCAAGACTACTACGCCGCCGCTCTGACCGTCACTATCTGCCTCTTTACGCCGATCTCGCCATAGGTCAGGTCGGCGATTTTTGAGCCAAAAGATTTGGGCTGTAGTGTCAGGCAGTACTTCTTTCTCGACTGCAGAAACAGGCACAAGATTGCCATTTTTGTCCGCTTTATAGGACACTTCCTTTGTTTTATATCCAGTTGCCTTACGAAACAAGGCATTCTCGACTATAGTATCAGCGACCTCTTTTCCGCTTTTTAAGGCTTCGCCTATGGTATCGGGGTACTTTTTCTTCCACTCGCAAAGCGTAGCTATGTGCAGATCTATCTTTTCGCATATCTCGGCATCGGTCAATCCCCTTCTCGCCCACCCGGCAAGAAGGATCAGACCTTCTTCCGTCAGCCAGTATGCCACCTTGCTTTTTCCCATCTTTCTCGCCCCCTTTAGATGTTCGTGCGTATATATAACCATTTTCGTGAGGTCACGAAAATGGTCTGTGTGCGTTTATATATATATTATACAAAACCGCCCGATCATCTGTGGCAATTTCACGCTGTTGTGCAATCTGCACAAGTTTTGCAGATTTTTTGTGCAAATCTACAAAATCGTTGCACAGAAGGCAAAAATGTGTTGACAAACATGGAAGGCTGTGATATCATATAGACACAGCCAAACGAGAGGCTGATAAAAAATTCAATCCAAACGCCCTTCGGGGCAGAAAGAGGTTTACCATGAAAAACTACAGACTTTATGAAGCACAGGACAACGTAATGAACTACATCATCCTCACGGATGGCGAGGGACACGCAAAGCACATCGATCACGATGTCAGCGAGGACGAGATCACGGAGCTTGCAAAGCTCGTTGCCGAGCAGGATGGCGAGCTTGAGAGCAGAGTCGAGAGCGATTGGATAGACGAGGAAAAGGCTTTTGACGGTCTCTTTGCTAAGAGAGAGATCGAGGCTTGAGAGCTTCGGCTCTCGCCCTACGGGGCAAAAACGAGGACAGAAACAAATTTTAAACCGACCGGGAGCGGATTACTCCCGGAGAAAGACGAGGATAAAATCATGGAAAAGAAGTTCGCATTAGTAACAAAATACGGAGAAATCTGTGAGAGCAGAAACGTTAAAGCAGTCAGACGGGGAACAATGACAGTCCGCGAAGCGTTTAACGCTGAAGATGGTTTCCGCAATAACAGCTTTAATGAAAAGCTGTACGACACGCTTGAAGAAGCTCAAGCAGAGCTTGACAAGTTACCGACTACAGCTCGTCTGCTCAAAAATGCAACATATTTTTTTGAGTGTGAAGTAAGTTACATCGAAGAGCGTGAGTATGACGAGGACGGATACTACGAAGACACCGGATGCGAATGGATCAACGAAAACGAAGAAATCAAGGACTAAACTAATCGGTCACTTCCCTCTGCAACAGGGCAGAGGGAGAAAGGAATGAGCTATGTATGAGTTTCGATTCGTGCATCAGCACGGATACATCAGCGGAGAGTACGGAAAGGTAGTGACAAAGCAAAACCGCTACGGAAGGTATTTCGTGTTCAGAACGCTGAATAACGAAGAAATCCCGCTAAAAAAAGCAAAGTCCGAGTTATCGGACGAAGCAGTTTCTTTTTACGCTAAGCAGATCAGAGATCAGCGTAGCAAAGCTATCCGCTTTGAGATAGCAAAAGACAGCACTCTCGCAGGATGCGAAGAGCGATGGGAAAGTCACGTTGAAAAAATGACAGACGAGGAGCTTGTTATTGATGAGATTTGCGATATCATCGAATCCTTTCGTGGCAAAGTTGGCATTCTCACAGATAGCGCAAGCTGGAGATACCGCAAAGCTCTTGCGATGTCTTGTAATGGCATTAAAACACTTCAAGCCCTTGCAGATGACGAGAACGAAGATGTAGCTTTTACTGCAAAAAAAGCACTTGAAGAAAAAACAGGAGGAAGCAAAAATGTATAAAGTTATCAACGGCAAGAAATACAACACGGACACGGCAAAGCTACTCGGCACTTGGCGTGCCGAGTACAGCCCTACCGACTTTAACTACTTTACCGAGAGTCTTTACAGGAGCAAATCAGGTAACTTCTTTATCTACGGATGGGGCAATGCAAACTCGCCGTACCGTCAGCAAGTCGAGTACAACACTTGGACAGGCGGCGAGAGCATCATCCCTATCAGCTTTGAGCAGGCTCAGAGATGGGCAGAAGATCATCTCGATGGCGAGGATTACGAAGCTATCTTTGGCGATGCCGAGAGCGACTCCGATGCGACACTGACTATATCTGCAGGAGCTTTAAAGCGGCTCAGACAGATACAAAGTCAATCGGGCAAAACGTTAAAAGCCATCATTGACGAGATGGTAGGTATCTAAGCAAAGCAAAAGCCTACGGTTTAATCGCCGTAGGCTTTATTTTCATACTTTTCTCAGATCCGCTGCCTTTACAGCTGCTGTGATCTGTCCATCATGTCCGATGACTATGTAGTCGCTCTTGCCGTTTGCTCCGACTTGGACTACTTCGTATGTCTGAGTATAGACAAAGACCGCAAGATTACCTCCGCTGTAGGTTTTCGCTCCCGGCGTTACCTTGACCTTATCGCCGACCTTAAGAGTCGGCACTTTTTTTGTGTCCGATACTACCGTCAGATACTTCTTATCCATCCATCCTGTCGGCTCTCCGTCAAGACCGATGAGAGCATAGATTCCATCGCTTGACATATCCTGCACTCTAAACGCAGTTTCGTACACAAAGCTCAGAGGCTTTATATTGCCCTTAAAAACGGCGTTAGACTTTACTGTGACATATTTCCCTACCTCGATGCCAAAATCGTTTTTAGAGGCATCTTGCGTTGTCTGAGAGGGCTTCTGGGTATTTCCTGCACTTGTGGTGTGTGTTTTGTACCAGTAACTCGTTTTCGCCGGGTAATTGATAAAACACACATCGCCGTCAACATCTCTGCCGTCTATGCTCGTTACACCCCACTGCCACATTGTCTGTCCATAGTCATATCTGCTTGGATAGTCGGGCGATCCTGTCCAGTGTGCAAGCCATATGTCATACTTGCCGACAAGCTCAGACTTGTTGTAGTATGTTTCAAGCCAAGACGGATTTGCGTATATACCCGATGGCAAGCCTGCTTTCTCGACCATCTGGCAAAAGTATTTTGCCATCTCTGTGCGTTCTTTGTTTGTCAGCTTGTCAATCTGTGCCTGCTCCTCCATATCGAAGAACACAGGATATGACGGCTTCAAACCTTTCATCGTTCTTATGCAGGCTTTAACTTCCTTGCGAAATTCGGCATTCTTTACAGCTTTTACATACCAGTAACAGCCGTAAGGTATCTTGTACTTTTCGCACTGCTTAAGGTATCTGCGAAAGTATGTATCCTCATCCGAGCCGATGCCTGCTCTGAGGATAACAAACTTAACGCCTGCCTTTTTTATCTTGGCAAAGTCTATATCCGTCTGAGCTCTGCTGATATCTATGCCTTTAATTTTCAGAGCCATTGCTGTTTCCTCCGTTGCCGCTGTCAGCAAGACCTTCACCGATGATATAGGCGATGACCGCCGCTCCCGACATAATGCATCCGCTCACGGTATTTGCAGTTTCTTCCGCACCGCCGAATGCGATGATCAGACCAGTAACAAAGCCTGCGACAGCAAGCCACAGCTTTCTGCTTGTAAGTTTTCTTTTCCAGTTAATCATAATTTTCCTCCTTGATAAGAGCTGACTGATAACCTTCTGTCACTTCGATAAACGGGATTTCATATGCTACGCAAGCGGCACTCTCTATGCGACAGCCTCTTGCTTCTTCCCATCCATAGCAAAAAACTGCTATGTCTGCCGTTGCCAAAAGCTCAAGCGACTTGCCAAGATTGGCAAGCGGCGATGCTGAATCCGCATTTTTTTCAAAGTAAGAGTCAATCATTTCTATCTTCTTTTTGGGGAAAATAGCCTTGATCATCATTTCAGCCGCCAAGCGTACTGCTTTGATTTCTTCGGGCGTTTTGTTTTTCATCGGCTGCGAAATAAATACTTTCATTTTACTTCCCTTTCCTCAAGATCAGCAATCCTGTGATTTGCCACCTTGATTTCCTCATCGATTACAGCTCCTCGCTGTTCCAGTTTATAGACCCGGTCGATAACCTGATTGTGCTTATCGACCTTTTTTTCAAGCTGTTCTATGCGGTATGTAGTCAGTTTCGCACTTGCAAGTATGCCGATTAATGCTCCTGCAAGAGAAAAACATCCCGATATCACAGCATTTATCACTGTTATATCCATAAAAATCTCCCACTGTGTTTTTCCTAAGTATAACACAGTGAGAGATTTAGTACGGCTGTTATTTTCCGATATCACAAAGTTTTTCAAGAAGCAAGAAGTATGGGCAACTGCCGAACCCACAATGCTCCCGGTTTCTGCAAACGCTTTTTACCCACTTGCGACATGCCTTTTTATCGTCAAAATAAAATTTAACGTTTATTCCAACGGCAAACCCATTGCAGTAAACACTGCTTTCTCCACTCGTCTTGTAAAACGGACATTCCATTGGATACCCTTGCTTGCCAACGCTTCGCATATCACACCTCCAGTGCCTTGATACCGAGAGCATACTCGATATCTATTCCCCTGCTTTTAACTGCTTGCATCAGCATTTCTTCGCCTGTTTCCAAGTCTGTAAAGCCTCTCGCCTTGCTTATGCCTGTACTGCCTGCGTATCTGCCAAACTCGACAAGCGATTCTTCGACAGCCTCGTTAAACTTCTTGAGCCTTTCGTTTCCGAAGCCATACAGCTTGTTTAAAGCAAGTGCCGTGCAGATTCTGTACACAGCGACAACTTGTTGCATCTCGCTATGTGCAATTGCCGTCTGTACGTTTGCTTTGCTTGTCATTGTGCTTCCTGCGATATGGGATTTCATTCTTTCGCCTCCCACGCATCACAAGTATAATTGCTTATGTATGTGCCTCGCTGCACCCAACAAGCCATCCTGCAATTCTTTGTTCCATACCGTTTGCACTCAGGACAACGCTTGGGTCGAGCCTCTTTTTCCTGTACTTTGCTTGCTGCATACATTTTCGCAAAAAACACGTTTGCTTCGTCTACCTGTTCTTTTTCCTTTTTCCGCTCCTTCTCGTTCATCAGCTTGCATATCTCGTGTTCGATGTACCACTTAGCCTTCTTCAAGTCTTCGGCTGTATCGCCTTTCTTGCCAGCTCGGAGTATGTACTTGACGGCATTGCCAAGATTAAAGCCAAGCTGATAGTCATCGATGATATCTATCGCTTCGTACTTGTTGCCTTTGTAGTGTTCGGGATGATTAATTTTCTCCATTTTCGTTTCCTCCTGTGATTATCTCTGAGTACGGCAGACTTTCTACCCATTTGCAGAACGTGTGCCATTCATCGAGTTTGTGATCTTTTCGCCAGTAATACATTCCTGCAAGCACTTCGTAGTTAAGCTGTACCGTTGCCCTCTGATTGTAGCTTTCAGGCAACAACTCAATCAACGCTCTCCAGTATTTCTTATCTTTGGTTTCGTTGTATTTTTCTCTCAGAGTGTTGCAAGTGTTCTGCACTGTGACAAAGCAAAGCATTGCCCCAAATCCAACCTCCTTGCATCCCTCGCAGGAAAAATCCTCGTTTAAAAGCTCTTTGCTGTGTATCTTGTGCATCTTACTGCAAGAGTTTCTGACCGTTCCGACCTTGTAGGTATCGTACTCAGCCCACCAAAACATTGGTGCGGTTATATCACACGTTACCGTTATCATTCTGCGGTACTTTGCGTGTACGGGTCCTGCCTTTGCAAGCTGTTTCATCAGCTTTAAGTCATTATCGCCGATGCAATAACCGCCTATTTTCTGACACGTTGCAATCGGCACTTTGCAAATTTCCTGCTGTTCGCACCAACCGCTATCGCTTCTGTCCCAACTGTTCATCGGATTTCTCATTCCTCTGATTGCCGCTTCAAAGCCGTAAATCTCTGTGCCCTCGATCTTAATCATTTTTTACCTTCCTTTTCTGTTTGAGCCTTATGCTCGTTTCATATTTGTAGCTGTCGAGCTGTTTCATTTCGTGCCGTTTTTCTCGGATGATCGCATTCCGAGCATTCTCTGCTATGTACTTCTCGCACTCGCTGTGGCATTTCGGATGCCTGTTCGGGCATTGGTAGCATACGCTCATTCGCTGTTCTCCTCATCCATCTTTGCCCCGCAATTGCAACAGTATTTCGTTTCTTGGTCTACAAACGTTCCGCAAGCCGAGCATTTGTAGCAAATGAGGCTCTCAAATTTCCCTGCCATCGACATTCTGCCGCAAACATCCGCTTCCCAGTGTCCGTGCCTTACTGGCTCGACATCTGCGGATGGCGTGTAATCCAGAGCCTTCAAAAGCAATGGATTTGTTGTGATAAACTCTTTTACCCAAGTCTTGAGGATTTCTTTTTCAAAATATTCAGGCATTCGTTTTGCCTCCTATCAACTCGGGATTATCGTAGATGTTGCCGATGACCTCAATAAACGCACCTGTTTCCTCCATATCTACCCAAAGCAGAATATCCGTGTTTGCGTTCGCTCCACTAATTCTCATCAACTGGAAGCCCCAATTATATTCGCCATTTGGATTTCCGAAAAGTACAACCGCCGTAAAAGCACAATCAACGTTAGTGGCTGTGCATTTAACGATGTCTCCCTCAAAAATCTTCTTGCCGTTCTTGTCAGGCAACTCTATGTGTTGCCCTACGGTTTCAGGAATGACTTCGTATGCTTTAAGAGCGGAATCAAGAATGTCATGGCAAATACAAAACGGTTGACCTTTTGGAACAATTACATCGTCCCCAAGTAAACAACCTTCAACCCACTTACCGTTATCTTTCCGTATCCCATGAAATAATCTTTCTCTCATCGTTTCCTCCTGTAGTCTTCCCAAGCCATCGTCACTCTGTGGCTGCTCTCAACAAATCTGCTGACAATCGCCGAAGCTGTTTCCTTGTCACCTTTTGCCGAGAGTCTGTCTATCAAAGCCGATGTCTTGTAATTTGTTGTGATTATTGTCGGAAGCATCGCTTCGTATCGCTCGTTGATGATGTTATACAGCACAGATACCGACCACTCTGTAGCCTGTTCCTTGCCCAAGTCATCAATCGTTAGCAAGTCAACCGTCTTGTACACACCGACAACTTCTTCTTCGCTTACCGTGCTGTCTTTTTGATAGCACTGCTTGATATCCGACAGCATATCGATTGATGTTTTGCAAACAACCGGGACACCTTGCTGTATCAGTGCAAGCGATATTGCAACAGCAAGATGTGTCTTGCCTGTACCGCAAGAGCCTTCAAAAAGAAGCCCTTCACCGTTTGCTTTGTGCTTATCCCAGTTATGTACATACTCAACGGCGATGTCATAAGCCTGCTCGTTTTCGCTTGTCAGCTTGAAGCTGTCAAACGTTCTCGATAGAAACCGCTGTCTGATTCCGCTTTTGCCAAGTATGCTGTCAATCTTCTGCTTGCGTTCTTCCTGTGCTTGCCGCTCGGCTTCCGCTTTTTTCTGTTCTTCTTGTTTCTTTTCCCACCTTACCCAGAATGCTTTGCTTTGCTCACAATCGCATCTCTGTGGCTCGTTCAACCTCCATACCAGTGCCTTGCCTGCAAGCACTATGCATTCGTGATACAGCGTTTTACCGCAATACTTGCAAGTCTTAGGCTCAGGTATCGGATCAGAGCTTGGTATGCCAAGCTCAAGTATTTCTTTGCTCGTGTAGATGACTCCGTGATTATTATTCTGACAACCATCGCTTGTAGTCATCGGTATTGTTCCATCCGTCATCGTCTTCATATCCTGCATTCTTTTCTTCCTCTGTGATTCTCTTTACCCGGTCTTTCATCATCCACTCGCCTATGGTAGTGATGCAATCCATATTGCTGACACCGTTCTTCTTGCTCCAAGCAATAAATCTTTTCTTGTATCTCTCGACTTGCTCTCTGCCGTACAGATTTACAAGATTTTCCTCGCAGACTCCGCTCGTAGTAGTAGTATATCTTTCTTTTCTTTCTTTTCTTTCTTCTATTGAGTCCAGTTTGCGTTCGGCGAGCATTCGTTTTGCGTTCGGTGAGCATTCGTTTTGCGTTCGTTCTTCTTGGTAGTCAGCATAGTTAACCACAGTGATAATCGTATATCGAGCGTTCGGCGAGCGTTGTATTTCGCCTGATGCTTCAAGTCGCTTTAGTGCCTTGTAGATTGTATCTCGGCTGTAGCCCAAATCTTGACATAAATGCGTGATGCTTGTAACCAATTGTCCTCGCTCGATTTTTATGTTTTTCCACGTTGCTGGCTTGAAGTTTGCGGTCAACAGCAGATGCAGAAATACTCGAAACGTAACCTCATCGGAGTACCACTGCCAGTTAAGTATCTTCCTGTGTATTTTGATAAACCCATCATCAAATTTGTTCATAGCTTATCACCATCAGAACGGATAGTCATCTTCGGGAGCATTGAAGTCAGAATTGCTTGAATTTGCGGATGCAGGAGCAGGAGTGCTTGCCACAACCGCCGTAGACGGCGTAGAATGCCCCGTATTTGCATTGCTTGCCTTCTCCCCGGTAAAGTATACCCTGTTCACAAAAAACTCTGTGACGAGCCTCTCAGTGCCGTTTTTGTCGGTATACGTTCTGTTCTGTGCTTCTGCATCGAGAAGAATCAATCTTCCTTTGTCGAAAAACTTAGCAATGAAGTCTGCGTTCGATCTCCACGCAACGAAATTAAAGAAGTCGGTATCTCTGTTGCCGTCCGCATCTTTGTATGAACGGTCAACAGCGAGTCTGAATGTGAGAACACTCGTTCCTGATTGCGTTGTCTTGATTTCAAGATCATTTGCAATTCTGCCCATCATAGTTACTCTGTTGTACATAAATCGTCTACCTCTGTTATCGTTATCTCTGTGTGTGGATTCTGTTTATCCACCTTTGCCCTCAGCATCAGCGTGATGTGGCTGAAGCTGTCATCCGCTATAATTCCTGCCGAAGTCAAGCCGTCAAGTATCATCTTGCCACTGTAGTTATCAGGATCATGCCGTACCTTTGTAGGAAAGCAGTATGTAATCTGCACAACCGACTTATCTATCGGCTGTTTCGGATATGGTCGGCAGGAAAAGCGGACTAAGTCCGCCCATTCCTTTTTGACCTTCTGATATTCCCATTGGGCATTGCGACCGATGAACTTGTTGTTGCTCGGAGGAATTGCTTTAATTCTGTACCGATATGTCATTGTCGAAAAGCTCCTGCTCTGTCACTTCGCCTGTGTTCGTATCAACAACCGTAGCATCTACATCCACGATATCGTCATCCTGTGCGGATGTTTCCTCCGTTGCCTTCTTCGGTTCTTCAGCCGAGAACGCATTCATCATTTCTACAGACATATAGCCGTAGTGTGGCAGCAGATTTCTGAGCATCGTCTTAACCGCCATCTTATCAAAGTCTGTCTTCCACGCAGATGAACTGTAGCTGAAGCTCTTGCTGTACTTCTTAGCGTGTCTTTCGACTTCTTCCCTTGTCCAATACATACTGTGCGTAAAGCCGTTAAGCGTTTCAAGGTATGCAAAGTAGCCGATTACCTTGTCGCTTGTTCTTTCGCCTGAGATATCAAGCTCTCCTGTGAGCTTGCTGTAACCCTGATATTCGCCTTCGTATACTTCTCCTGCGTTGATATGCTTGTACTGTCCTGTACGCATACAAAGCTGTATCAAACCCTTGTAGCCGATTTGGAACTGAGGAATACCCTTGTACGCTACCACATATGCAAAGCCTAACTGCTTGTTTATCGGCAGTTTAAGCGATACCGCCTTTAAGCACTCACCGAAAACAAGTTTCGGCTGACACTGCTGTAAAGTTTTATCGCTGTTGTACAGATCGAGAATGCTTGCTGCATAGCTATCTGCGTTTTCGTGCAGAGCGTTCTGCAGTATCTTCTTTGTCTGCTCGTTGTCGAGCAGGCTCTGCATTATAGCACCCGGTTTCTTCGGCTTGCTTGCCTCCATCTGTGCCTGTGCTGCCTGTGCGATTATGCCGTTTGCGTTTGTAACTGTGTTTGCCATTGTTAAACATCCTTTCTTTTAGATAATCTGAGCGTCCTTGTTTTTGTTGTTTTTGAGCAATCCGCATACGCCTGCGGATATTTTTCCTTGAGAGCTTTAGTGTCAACGCTTGTGCGTGAAGACTCTTTGTAGCTTATGTTGTACTTGTTCGTGTAGCCTGTTTCTGCACCATCAAGATGCAGAATAGTATTCTGCTTTACTTCGTTCATAGCTTTTTCGATAGCTTTTTTCTGTTCCTGCAAGCTGAGATATCTATCAAAGTTTGTGTCATCTCCGAGTAAGCAAGCTGATTCTTCAACCTCTGTGTGCCACAACGTTCTTATTGTGTTTGCCGCTGAGTCAGAGCCATCAGCTTCGGGTTGCTCATCGGGAACAATGTACTTATTCCAAAAGTCAATTTCCATCTTCAGTAAAGCATCGCCTTCGGCTTTGTCATACGGTATCTCGAACCAGTAAAACGCTCTGCCCATTACAAGCACTGCGAGATACATTTTCTCATATCCCATCACGTTCATATAATGCCTGCACTGGCATAAGTAATTAAGTGGTATTTCACCGTTCTCAAAGTCGCTTCTCGCATACGCAGATGTTGTCTTGCACTCAAGTCCTGCGTTTTCACCGACTACCTCACGGTCAACGTTTGCTGTGATGAAATCGTACTTATCGTGAGCGAACATAGCGTTTCTGCGATGTACTCTCTTGCCTGTAGCTTCTTCAAAACGTGATGCGACATACTGTTCAAGATCACGCCCTGTTCTCATTGCCTCGCTATCTTCCTTTTCGGGAAGTCTGCCTGTCTTATCTGCCCACAGTGTCAGTTTACTGCTGTACGGATTAAGACCGCATACTGTTGAGGCATCCGAGCCTCCTAAACCTTTACGGCGATATTCGAGCCAATCTTCTCGGCTCAGTCCTACCGTCTTAACTATCACTCTTGACATCGGTTACCTCCTTGATTGCATCGAAAACGCCGCTCAGATAGCTCTGTATTGCGTTGTACTTGTTTGAGAATGTAATTAACTCTCTTTTCGCCTGTGCCACCAAATTCGCTGTTTTTTCAGCACTGTTGGCAATGCTGACTACACTTGTGTAAGTGCTGTCGGCTGATACGTTAAAAAACGCTCTTACCGGGATAGGCTTATCACAACCTTCTGCTTTTACCGTTGCAATAGTGATAGCATTTATGAGATGCCTTGCCTGTCCTTCTCTGTACTTGCTTGCCGCTTCCGAGTCATTCCACTCGAACTCATTGTGCAGAACCGCATCTTCAGCTCTGCTTTCCTCGACAACTCTTGCCGCTGTCAAGTCATTCTCGGCTTCAAGCTGCTCAAACAGCTCTCCTGCCTTCTGAGCATCCGCTTTTATTCGGGATGCTCCTTTCCATTCGTAGACCATATTTGACCTCCTGATTATTATTAGGCTTCCAAGCCTGCCTTGCCGAGCCTTAACGCACCTCGCCCAAACACACCTTGCCGCACCTGCCTTGCCAAGCCATACCTCGCCAAGCCATACCATGCCGCACCTAACCTGCCGTAACACACCATACCGAACAAGACCGTGCCTTAGCCTACCTCGCCTTGCCTGCCTTGCCAAGCCCAACCGTACCATGCCACACCAAACCTCAACTGCCGCACCTCGCCCAAACTCGCCTGAACTCGCCAATCCTGACCACGCCTGCCCTACCCTGTCAGACCATGCCTTGCCGAACCGCACCTTACCGTACCTGCCAAGCCACAACGTACCCCGACTTGCCTTGCCCAACCTTACCGGAACGAGCCTTGCCTGCCTCAATCAACGGCTATGTGGAATGCTCCAAACTGACCATCCTTTTCAACTCTCCATTCGCCCACACCACAAGCGTATCCTCCTGCGTTGATAGCGTTGATTATGTTCTCAAGCGAGAATCCGCTGTTGACATTGTAGGTTAAGTGAAGCTCTGCCCACCAATTGCGGAATTCTCCACGATATCTTAAATCAGCCGTTCCCATACCGATTTTAACCATATCCTCACGCATAATCGGCGTATCGGAATGAATTTCAACCATTCCGTTTTCATCGCCGTTTATGAAGAACGCACCACGCAAACCCATCTTGTCCTTGACATATCCGAGTCTGTATGCTGCAGAGATTGCCGCCTGTTTAAACGATGTAGCAGGGAAGCCGAACCTTGCTCCGTCCTTTATCGCCTGCATAAAGGCTTCTTCTGTGCTTTCTTTGGGCTTGTCGGTCAGCCAGTACATTGACTGGATGAAATCATCTATCGGATTCTTTGCTTCTTTCTTCTTGCCTTTTGCAAGCCCCATCTGAGCATCAAGCATCATCTTCTTTGCTTTCTCGCTCCAAGCATGCATAATGATAGGCGTATCGCCCTCTATCCTCAGTGTCACTTGCTTTATCTCTATCGGCTTGATTTCAACCGTTTCTGTTTTCTTTGCTGTTGCCATTTTATTTTCCTCCTGTTTTCTTCTGTAAGAACAAGCACTTGCCGCTTGCTCTGTCAAACTTTTTGCATTCGTTGTAGCAATGAGCCATACATATAGGCTCATATTTGTAAAACGGGCAGAGGACGAAATTTCCCTTGCCGTTGCCACCGCATCGCTTACATATCGTCTTCGTCATTGATTAAATCCAAGTCCGTGAAATCTTCACCGTGACAATTCGGGCAGCAGCTGGTTTCAAACGTTACCGGGATACCTTGATATTCGCCGCCATCCTGCTTTACCTTGAGCTTGTCCTCACGATTTCCTACCCATCCGCAGATATCACATCTTATCATATTGTTGCCTCCATCATCCTATCAGACTCTATCTGCTCGACAACAAGTGCTGTCAGATACTCCATCGTCAAGCGTTTGCCGTCCGCATCGCCGAATCTGTCCACGATGCGTAACAGTTTATACACAGCCTTGATCAGAGCGGAATGAAATTCATCGTCTGTTACGCCGTCTATCATTTTCTTAACTTGTTCGCTCACCGGAAATCCCTCTCTATGTACTGGCTGAGTCGCTCGATCTTCTTGTGAAGATTGACCCCGAACAGAGCCTTTTCTTCCTTTGTGCAGCAGAAACGCATATACATCTGCGTTACCATTATGTACACATCTGCAAGCTCCTCGATTACATCGGAGCGTTTGCTTTCATCTGTGTACTTTGTCCGTCTGAGTTTTAAGATTGACTTCTCAAGCTCGGACATTTCCTCAAACAGCATATCTTCCTGTGTCCGCTCACCGTAGGATGCAATTGCACTCTGAAGTATTTCTTTCTCGTCATCTGTTATCTGTGGTATTGACATTTTGTCCTCCTGTGTTATACTTATCTTGTACATTTTCTTTTGCCGTCTTCGGACGGCTTCTTTTTTTGCTCTTTTCTTTGCCATCTGTCCACTCCTTGAGAAAATCGCCGCATACGATGTTATGCTCCAGTATCTGTGCCGCCATTAGCACCAAATTTTGCAGGCTGTTCAAGCAGAAATTTAACCGCTTGTTCTCTCGTCATAGGCTTCCTCAATTCTTTTTTTTGCGGTGTTGAAATATCCCTCATCAAGTTCAATGCCGATAAAGCGGTGGTTAGTGTTTACGCAAGCAACGCCAGTGCTTCCGCTACCCATCGTAAAGTCAAGAACGGTTTCACAGCTGTTAGTATATGTACGGATAAGGTATTCAAGCAAGGCAACGGGTTTTTGTGTCGGGTGCAGTCCTTTTGCTCTGTTGAATTTCAAAATACTTGTAGGGTATCTTGTTCCGCTATTATCTTTCACATAATGGGTTGCCTTTCCGTGTACCTCTGCTCCGGGCGCGAAATGCCCCTTGTATGCCTTTCCCTCTGTCATTTGTGGATTGTATGTGTTTTGGCAATCTTCTTTATATTGCTTTCTTATTTCTTCAAACGGCACTTGAAAAAATCCCGTGCTTTGCAATTTTTTATAGTTTTCTTCAGACGGTATGCAAAACTGCGATCCATTTGTAAAATAATGACTTGACATATAGTTTCCAAGCAGCTCTTTGATTTGCTTTGAATTTAATCCGCTTTTTTCTTTTTCGGATTGAAAATACTCTTTCAAGGATTGATATGCGTTTGTTGTATCATCAGTTGGTGCTTGGAAAAACACACTTATATTTTCGTGCTTTTTCATTGGTGCAATTTTGGATTGTAATCCGCTTGAGCTTTGCTCTTTTTCCCAAACCCAATCGTATTTATACCAATCAATGTTGCTTATCCTCAAAAGACTTGAAAATGGCTCGCTACCAAAGAGAACAATTGTACCTCCTCTTTTTACAATGCGTTTCAACTGTTCCCACATCGGTTCAAAAGGAATAACGCTATCCCATTTGCAAGCTGTTGTTCCATACGGCGGGTCAGCCAGCACCAAATCAACAGAGCCGTCAGAAATATCTTTCATCAATTCAAGACAATCACCGTGCCATAATTCAATCGGTTTCATCTTTTACCATAACCTCCATTTACACAATCGCAGGCGGCTCTGCATCAACCGTCACACCGTTACCACCACAAGTACACGGTAACAGCTTATCCCTTGTGTTCATCGTCTGTTTTCTCCTTTCGGCTATTTGCTTTTGCCGCTCTTATCAGCCTTATCTCTGCAACGTATTCCTTGTATAACGTTTCTGTAAGCCATCCCATACCTACCCACGCAACAGCCGTGAGTATTATTGGTGGGATAATCTCGCCACCGATTGCCTTGTATCCACGCTCGGCATAAGCCAAAGCTGACATCGGCACATATGTAGCAACAAGCACTGCTGCTGATACCCATATACGCAGGAACTGTGCAACGCAGAAAGCGATTACCTTATATGCCTTCATTCGTTTTTACCTCCAATCCGAGTTTCTCAAGGATGCCTAATCCTTTTGTAAGTCTTTTTACATCGATGCCCCACGCTTCGAACGCACACTCTGTATTTACACACCGTGCATTATATGTGGGACAATTCTTTTCTCGCATCCGCTCTCTTGCAACCGCCTTGAGTTTCGTTATCCGCTCCTGCCCCATATTACCGAACAGCATCTTGATATCGGCATTGCCAATTTCAGACTTGCTGTAGTAAATGGCGAGAGCCACTCTTGCATTTTGCACTTGCGGTATGCGTACTCTGATTTCGCTCATGTTTCCTCCTCAAAAAAGGTCATCTGATTTTCATCGATGCCAACCCACCAGTTAAATACATCTATGCCTGACTTAAAACTATATTTACTTTGGCGGTCTATGCGCGTACTTAACATTTTGTCAAACGCAGATATGTATAGCTGTTTGTATTTGGGATATTTTTCAAATTCTTGCAATCTTTTTTTATTGCTTTGCATAGGACACCCGATGCAACCGATACGAGATTTGCCACACTGATATAACGGATTGCTTGCACAGCCATAGTGATGTAAAAATGTCCATACATCGTCATCTGTCCAATCAATAATCGGGTTTATCATCGTGCTTGTTGTTCGGTAGCAGTGCTCCACTAATCTTCTGGTGGAACTGTTGTCCATATTCATCACAATGCCACCTTTTGATGGTGTTTCGTACTCAGCACCAAATTCTTCGGCTGTTTTTTGCGTTGTTTTTGGTTTGCCGAGAATTTTTACCATTCCTGCGTTTTTTTTGCGTGCAACGCTTTCCGCCGCCCGAACGCCTGTTATTTTTAACTTGCCCTCTCCGCCTTTTTCCTTTAATTCCGAGCAGCAATACCGTATTAATCTTGTCGGAGGTATGCCTTTTTTTACGATTAGCGACCACATCGACACTCTGTTGCCGTCCTTATCGTGCGGTATGTCAATGTGCATATCGGGTATGCTTTTAACGTAACGCACTGTTTCGGGAGCGTCTACGCTCGTCAAATTATGATGCAACTCGTGCTTGACGTTTGCAAGTTGAGCCAGTATGCGTATGACATCGCTGTCTTTGCCACCACTATAGCAAAGATGATATGGCTCGTCAGGCTCAAAAGCCTTTAACCGCTCAATCGCTATGCGTTCTTTTTCTGCTAATTCGCTCATTCTTCCTCCTCGTAGGCAATCTCAACGTGCTTCGCCGCAAAGTTTATCATCTTTGTAGCGACAGCCTTTGTCGACAGCCCTGTTTCCTTTGCGATGTCCTTGACGGTCTTGTATGCCGCCTCGCTGACCATAACTCTTAATTCCGAGCCACCGTCAGCAACAAATTTCAGCTTGTCCATTTAATCCTCCTTTCGCTTGTCCTGCTTGAAGCCAAGCAGATAATCTGGCGAACACTCAAGCACATCAGCAAGGCTGTTGAGTTTCTTGAGAGGGATTTCTCCCCTTCTGCACCAGTTATAGTATGTTTTGCGACTTTTCACGTTGATTTTCTCAAGCAATTCATCGACCGTCCATCCTCTTCTTGCTCGTTCCGCTTCGATGTTCGGATAAAGCAGTGCAGGCTTTCCCATTAAAATCACTCCTTTTGAATAATCTTATCTGTTCGTTTTGAACAATTTCATTATATACTCATTTCGAGTAAAAATCAAGCCGTAATTTTATCCAAATTGGATAGCTGTTATTTGTGCAAATTACTCAAATTGAACAAATTTATGCGAATTTGTGTGATTGAGTGTTGACTTATTACTCATTTTGTGTAATAATAGATAGCGGAGGGAGGTGATATAATGACCAAACTCAAGCAACTGCGAATAGATTCAGGCAAGTCAATGGCTGATGTGGCAAAGGCACTTAAAATCCCATATTCAACATACGTTAATTACGAAAAAGGAACAAGAGAGCCAAACTCAGAAATGCTTATAACGCTTGCCGACTATTACGGCGTTTCGATTGATTACATAATCGGTCGGACAGAGTCAAAGGAAGTCAAACCTAAAGACGAAGTCGAAAGAAAAGCCGCAAACATCGCTCTGATGTATATGCAAATGGATGAACACGGGCGAGAAATTGTTGAAGCAGTCGCAAAAATTGAGCATCGCCGCTCAGTAAACGGCGAATAAAAGAAGCCCACACGGTTATTATTAGCTGTGTGGGCTTTGTTTATTTTGCATAATACTTCCTGCCACTGTTTGTACACATCAACAAAATTGATTAATTGTTATTGAATTGTTCTACAAAAAGTGTAATAATGTAAAGAAAAAGGTTTTGGAGGTTTTTTCAATGGATTATCACTCAACTGAAGGTACGATAATTATGATGATACCTATAGCAATCAGTTTAATTGTCGGTGCGTTAATGGTTTTGCTTCTTAACAGTTGTCATTTGTTTAAACTTGTTAACAAGCCTGTGCGTATTATACTTAGAATAATAACGGTCTTGCTCGGCTTTTACGGCATTCCTGTAGTAGTAATTTTCAAGATTGTTGATGCAATTCTGTGGAGAGCCGAAGTCAAGGAGCGTAAAAAGCAGAACAAAGAAAAATAAAGTAAAAGGTTCGGTAAGGCTGTGGCTGTAATCAAGCGATTGTAAACAAATTTCAAATCTTTATAAGGATATATATATATGTACTTTTTAGGTAAGCCAGTTTATGAATGGATTTACATATTTATTAGCACTTGTGCAGGCACATTTTTAGTTGTTTTTCCGTATTTTATGTTGAACTCTTGCAAAATTATGCACAAATTAAAAGACGGAAATAGAAGAGGACTATGTACTTTAGCCGGAATGTTCTTCCCAATAGGAATTATCGTTGCAACTATTGTTAAAATAATTGATAAAATTAAATATAAAGAAGAATATGCTAAAGATAAGATTGAGAAATACGAAAAAGCACACATCAGCACAGGTGCAAACATCGAGCTTGTGTACTGCCCAGAATGTGGTAAGGCTTATGCTAAAGGCGAAGAGCCTTGTATGTGTAAATGCGGATATATATTTAGTAGACCGCAAATCAAATAAATAAAAACAAAAGCTCCCGACTTTATGCCGGGAGCAAATCATATATTCAAAGGAGAAGTGATATGCCAATTACAAAAACAAAAAACAAGAAGGATGGTCTGCAACAGTACCGAGTCCGTATAAATTACATCGATCAATTCGGCAAGCCGCATAACAGAGCAAAACTCGTTTACGGTCTTGCAGAAGCAAAACAAACTGAAAAAGACTTGCTCAATGAAGTCGGCAAAGAAAAGCCTGCAACGGCGAGAATGACAGTACAGCAATTGTACGATGAGTACATCTTAGCAAAAGAGAATGAGGTAAGAGCAACATCACTTGTACCTATTAAAAACTGCCTTGTAAAAGGTACGTTGCCGTATCTTGCAGACAAACAACTCGATAAGCTGACCGTTCCGGCTTTGCAGACTTGGAAAAACGATATAGCTAAAATTGATGTATCAATCAGTACAAAGCAAAACTATTACGCAGAGCTAAGGCAGATGCTTAACTATGCCGTTAAGATGGGATATATCTCAAAAAACAACCTGACAATTGTCGGAAATTTCAAAAAAGATACGCAAGCCTTGCCCAAAGAGGAACTTCATTTTTATACGCCAGATCAGTTTAAGAAATTCATTGCCGTTGCAAGAGAACAAGCAGAAGAAAGGGATACTATAAACGAATGGAGCTATTATGTTTTCTTTTGTATTGCATACTTTACAGGAGCAAGAAAAGGCGAAATTTATGCACTGAAATGGTCTGACATAAAAGGGAATACACTCAGCATATCAAGAAGTGTAAATCAAAAAGTCGGAAGATTGGTTGAAACGTTACCTAAGAACAGCTCATCTATCCGCACACTACAAATTCCGATTCCGCTTGAAACTATCCTCAAAGAGCAGAAGCAACGGCAAATGCAAGACAAAAAATTTACAGAAGGTTATCGTATCTGCGGAGGGATAGATTGTATAAGAGATAGCACTGTATGCAACAAGGGCTTTGAGTTTGCAGATAAGGCAGGATTGCCACACATCCGGCTACACGATTTCAGACACAGCCACGCATCTCTTCTTGCAAGCGAAGGCATCAATATACAGGAGATAGCAAGGCGGTTAGGTCATAGCAATGTTGAGATGACTTGGAACACATATTCTCATCTATATCCGCAGGAAGAAGAACGTGCTGTAGGTATACTCAACAAAATTTTTGAAACAAA